GCATCTCTCTTTGAAATTTCTGCGTCTGAAGCAGAATTTGCAGCAGCACGGATGTCTTCGATTGCTTTATTCATAGCATCAATTTGATCTTTTAAATTCATATCATTTTCTCCATTATCATGATCATGTGAAGATTTAACTTGTGTAATTTTTGCATTTTTATTTGCCGGGAAAACCACTGTCGAAAATTCCATTAAATCGGCATCAGCGATCCCGTAAGCGTCTAAATCCTGATTATATTCCACGCTGTCATAGTCCATTTCAAACCCAACAGACAAACCGAGAACAGATCCATCTTTCATGTGTGCGTATGCAATTTTTGCTTGCGGATCTTCCATTGTTAATTTACCATGCGCCCAAAGTCCTTTTTCATCGGATCTTAATTCTGTGCATTTACCAATTGGCTTTGTGCGGTCATGTGACCACAATACAGGGATAACTTCACCGGAATTAAAACGCTCAATTGATTTATCCCACGCTCCCGGCATGAAATAAGTACCATAACTGTCTACATCGTAATATGTGGAAATGTAGCCTTCAAACTCACCGCTTTCAGATATGTCAGATACGACAAATGAAATGTCACGCTTTTGAAATTCTTTAGCCATAATTGCAAAAATCCTATTCTACCTATCACACATTATAACATTATTCAATCCATATCAAAATTTTTATGTGTGATACTAATCACATAATTAAATATTATCGCATTAAATATCGCCGTTTTCTGTCGCTTTTTCTGCGGATTCTTCCGGTTGTTCCATATTTGGATTGATAATTTTACCGTTTTGGTCCATATATGCAGTATTCAGTGGCAGTTTTCTTATATCGCCGCCGATACAAGTATTCATTCCAAGCATTTCCAACGCATTATTGATGGTAATAACTCCACTATCAAGCAAAGATTTCACATAATTAACTTGTGATGTGCTATCACCTCGTAACAGTGAAGTCAGATCAAACTTAAATTTGAGTTTGTGCTGTTTATCTGATGGAATAAGCTGTTTATTTAAACGCTGTTCGATTCTTCTCAAATATGGAACAAGTGAATAATTCACAAATTGAATATTCTGCTGTTCTATGTTACTAAATGTCGCATGATCAAGATTAGCAACCATGTGCGGCGGTATTCTGAACACTCCACAAATCTCATCACGATCATACTTTCTGTTATCTATGAATTGAGTATCTACCAAACTGATTTTAAACTGCTGATATTTAAGGCCGTTATCTAATATCATCGGCTTTCCGGCATTTTCAGATCCGGTATATGTTTTATAAAATGCATCTCTAATTGCTTTGTGTGTGTCTTTGTCAAGTTTGGCATCGGTACTCAATACACCGCTTGTCATAATGCCATTCTGATATACTTTCCCGGCTAATTTATCTGTGCTGTCTGCATTGTAAAACAGTGAATTGACCTGTTGAATAGGCGACAAACCGTGTAAACCATCGAGCGCAGTTAATTTTATATGCAGAATTTCACGTTGACCACATACGATATTTTTTGTGTCGCCTTTGACTTTAACAGTCACGGTATAAATCGGTTCATTTGAATTTGGCTTATAATCAGCACTTACCATGTAATTGGCAATCGGTATTAACTCGACTACTTCATCACCGTATCGGGAAATATAAGCATAGAAATTGCCAAAAGTGTCAAGACTCCAGGACATTATCTCTAAAAATTCTGCGGCTGTCTGCCATGAGTTAGGAGCATCATGCAATAATTTATACAGTGGGTTTTTATACGCTGGCTTTCTGCTTCCGTCTTTGCTTATCTCATATAACCGCAGTGGTAGCATAGCTATAGATTCTGCTCTTACTCTGATGCAAGAATATACCGTAGATATACGCATAGCAGATTCAGCTGAAATAGCATCAGGAGTAGAAAAAGGAAAATCACCGATAACGTAATCGGATGTTCTAACATTTTCAATTTTATTTTTTCCTCTAATAGTCTGCATAAATGTTTTGATAATGTTCATCGCTCGAACCCTCACATCCAATTATCATAAGTCTTGCTATTGCCATCATACAGCATATTGCACCATCAATTTTGTTTTGCTGTCGCAGATTTGCTTTTCTCGGAAAATCATTGTCGTTTAAGTCTTTTTTACTTTCCACATTTCCGATGTTCCATGAAAGGCATTCATTACCATCAAAATGGAACCGTTGCGCCATAATTGCACTAGACATTTCTTTCATCGCCGGTGAAAAATACGCCGTTGTCTTTGAAAATTCTAACACATTTAGGCCGTAGTTTCTTTCTATTTCTTGCTCCATTTGAAGTGCATTATAGCTATCAAATATTATCTCTGATGGATGGTAGACTGTAGCCAGGTTGCTTATTGTTTCAGTCATGTTCATGTAATCTGTTTCGTAACCATCAGACACATTTAATACAAAACCACAACAGGTATTGTGTGCTGGAGTATGTGCGAACTTCTGATAAATTTTGAAATTAGGCTGTGAGCAGTCGTTCACAGTTGTTTCCGGCAAAAAGAACTCAGGAAAAGCGTAATAATGTAACAATCCCTCAATGTTTTTAGCGAATACTATGCAGATACAACCCAGGTCAAGTTTACTGTTAAGGTCCACAGATATAACACACGGACAACCAATAAAATTCTCGATATTTAGTTTGTCATCCGCACAGTATTTCAGGGCATCCATCGAAAAATAGGCTGCCGCATTATTCACCCACACATTCAGATGTTTAGTCAGAAACTTGGCTCGGTCTGAATTTGACTTAAACGACTTCAAACACTGCATACGCAGATAACTTGTATTCAGACTTACACCAAAATTTGGATTTGCTTTTTTCAAAATCCGCAAATCTCTTTCTTCCACTTCTGCCGATTCGTCTGGATTTCCGATAAGGTCTAAATCTTCCGGGTCGATTGAGTATATGCGTGAGAATAATCGCTCATCGGGAACACTTCCCATAATGTTACTTACGTTCTCATCGTGTTTTTCTTTGCAGAATGACAGTAAATCATATCCGGCAGTTGTAATCATAAAGATTAGCGGCTGTTCTCGTGAACCTAGTCCGGTCTGTTGTGATTCGTATAAATCGCCATTGTTGTGTTGATGGATTTCATCAAGAATAGCGCAGTGTGGTGAACCACCGTCAATAGGAACTCCGACAATAGTTTTAAATGTTCCACCATCTGCAAGTTTTATTGATTCAACTTTAATATCCGGCTGATACTTGGCCAGGAGTGCCGGATTTTGTAATAACATCAAACGTGCCGGATTGAAAACTTCCTCGGCTTGGGTTTTTGTCTTGGCTCCGCAGTTCACTTCTGCACCGCTTTCACCATCAGCTAAAAACATATATAGGCCAATTCCGGCGGCGATTACAGTCTTTCCGTTTTTTCGTGGTACTTCACAATAGCTTTCTGTATATCGGCGGTTTTCAGATTCTTTGTCCACCCATCCAAAAAGGTTGCAGATTATGTCACACTGCCACGGCTCAAGAATTATATGCGCTTTCTGACTGCCCCACTTGCCTTTGACGTGTCGTAATGTTTCGATAAAAAAGCAAGTCTTTTCAGCTTTTACCGGATCGAATTTCCAAAGATATTTTTCTTCAGTCTGTTTGTATAAAATATCATTCAGGGAATTTTCGAGAGATTGAATTATGAGTCGGGACCGTTCGATTCTGCCAGATACCACATCTACAGCATACTCAATAGCTTTGATAGTATGCTCAAATCCTACCGCATAACGTGGAGCGTTTTTTATTTTCCGTAAATCGGAGATAAATTTTTTAGCGTCTGACTCGTAGCTACTAGAAATCATCGTATTGATCCATTTCTACAGTCGCACATCCCGACTTGCCCCCGGTCTGTGCAGTCAAGCAGTCGTACATTTCAGTTTTTGGATCAAGCGTCAAGGACTGATACGCTTTCATAAAATTATCGTGAAATGTTTTTTGCACCTGATACAACGGAGGAACTATTCTGCCATCGGTCGCATAGTGAATATAACCCAATTCACAAAGTAAATCGTTGCTCGCATAGGCTAGACAGTGAAATTTGACTGCGTTCATCACAACCAGGAGATGGTTGTACTTCAGTTTGCCACGGTGAATAAGTGTTCGACAGAAGTCAGTCCACAGCTTTTGCGCTTTTGGTAGTTTTTCCAATTCCTCCGGCATCGGTGGAACTTTTAAAACGAGTTCATCGGTATGAACATCTGGTAAATTTTTTGGAGTCCGCCCTGTAAAGTTTGCAGCAGAAGTGCCATTCTTACGCACTCTAACCGCAGTTGTAACAGTTCGCATATCGGTAACCCCCAATTTTTAAAATTTACAATTTTTCATACTTTTTTAAAACATTTTGCGTTTTTTTCACAATTTTTTTAAAAATTATTCACATTTTCATGGCCGTTTGACGAAATATTTTTGC